GAAGCAATATTGTTGAGGATTTCCTTCTATTGTGTAAAAGCTACTTTTATAAGTAGGAGAAAAACTACTTGTATATTTAAAATTTTTGTATTCCGAACATTCTAAATCATCGTCTTCAAAATAATAACCTCTATCCATCTGTATAAAGCCGGTAATGAAACCAATTGCAGATAATATAACCCTGCAATACTCATCAAACTCTTTGAAGGTGATTTTTTCCTCACAATCTATAATTAAAAAATTATAGATATGATGAAAAAATGAAAACGTATATTGTTCTTTAATATTAAATTTTAAATAATTATTCAAACTACCGTAAGGCCCATGTGCAAATACATCACTACCAAAATGATCAGATAAATTAAGATGTTTACTACTATCATTTTCACAAGGTATCCATAACTTATAGTAGCTTTCTCTTGTCTCACTAAAACCAACGCTTGCAAATTCATATATACTCCAATAATTAGAAACCCCATCTTGTCTTTTAAATAGTGATGATAGAATTTTTATCTTCATACCATTTATATCTAATTCCTCATCATCTATTTTTGCGGTTCTGAGATCACCATCAATGAACTCATTGTCTTTTTTTAGTAAAAATATATTTCCATCTTTATAAAAATTATTTTCTTGCGCTTCTATAACGTCAATCAATTCTGTCTTTTTCATAAATTTCACTACCTTTTTGTTTTTTTTGCCTGGTTATATTATACGGTATTTGTTGCGCTTTTGTCATCAATACAAAATATTTTATTGGTTTTAAGAAGTTTGATTTAGTACTTTACCCCTCAAACTCGACTTCACATGTATAATCTTTGCTTGTCAGCCTATGTTCCACGCTTTTAATGCTAAATTCATTATTTTCTAGTCCAGTGATGCCTTTAAACTTCAGTTTTCCGCCTGCTACTATGTTTGCTCCTGGCAATGAGCATCTACCATTTATGCCGCCTCGTTGCAGCTCGTTTAGCTTTGATTCGCCTTGTTTAAAAGCTTCGCTATCTGTTTTTGGCTGCGGGATCTGCATTTTATAGACCTGCTCGCCCGCTCCAACCTTGATGCTTTTGGTTTTTCCCTCGCTCACGTCTTGCCATTCAAGTATCACCGCCGTATAGCTGTTTCTATTTGCCTCGGTGATTTCAAGGCTGAAAAGCTCATTCAAATTTAGATTAAATTTTGGCAGATTTTCATTTCTCGGAGTGTTTGAGGTCTGGCTCTCATCTCCTTTGGCATCCATAGGAGTGATGACGATAGTGTTGTTCTTGACGAGTGCCTTATAGCCTGTCTCAAAGCAAAGTCCGTAAAGAAATTCAAGATCGCTCACATTGTTTTGCAATCTTGAAGCTATAGGTTGATCATCTCCGCTCGTTTTAGAGGAGAGGTTATTTTGCTCGGCTATTTTACGAGCAATCGCAAATATAGTGGTATTCTCCCAGCTCCTGCGCTTCTTTTCTTTCACCGGGCTTGCGAAATTGACTGCTGTTGCTCTGACTTCGGTCGTATTTGCTTTATAATCTCTACTTGCCGTTTGCACCGAAAATGATCCGCAAAGATATAGATCCTCACCGTATCCAAGATAAAGCTCTAGCTTGTCTCCGAACACCGGCTTTGCAAATATTCCATTTACTTTTATGCTTATCTCATCGCTTTTGCTACTTTCTTTGTCATCAAAGCCTATTTCGATCAAATTTCGTCTGATAGTCTCGGTGATGTCATTGCCTTTAGCTATGAGCTTAAAATTTGGCTTTCTTACCATAGCTTTGCTTGTTCCTTGGATTTTACTTCCTTGAATTCAGGCAGTATCACATCATTGCCGGCTTTAAGTATCGGTTTTAACTTTGGATTGATTGCTAATACTTGCTCGAAGAATTTCAAATGCCCATAGTGCTTGAATACGATAGTATCCAGCCTCTCGTTGTCTTTTGCCTTATATGTCATAATCTCTTTTTAGCTCCATCGTAAAAGTCTGTGTAAAAAATAAGCCATCTGTGGTGAATACGGCTTGTTTCTCGCTGATTTTTGTGATGACAAACCGTCCGAAATACTTGCCCGCCCCATTTGTTAGCGGATAGCTGATAGCTAAATTTGCTAATTCGTAAAGTCTTTTTAGAGCGGTTTGCTTATCACCTCGATACGGCAGAGTTTGTCCTTCGATATTGATAGTTTGATTGCCTAAATTTGCCCTAAATATCGCTTCATAGTTTGCTATCCTTTCATTTGAGCTGATACCAAACTCGGTCTCTATCCCGATGCTTCCTACTTGCTTCCAGTTAAATTTAAAGCCACCTAGATTTAAAACCATTTTTACTCTCTTATCTCTGTATTTGCTTGATTAAAATTATCTCGCTGTATCGCACGTTTTACGCTTTGAGTGAGTGCTCTTTCAAACTCGCTTAGATCAAATCTGCCCTCACTTGTTGCTATATTGAAGCCGCCATTTAAATTTATGGTGATATTGCTGCCAGATGTAGTTTGGGTCACCATGGCTGGCTGGCGTGCGATGTTTTGCATAGGTGCTCTTGTCGGTGCGGCACTGTCTTTGCCAAATGCTCTTTCAAACACATCACTACTTTTACTCTCTTGCTTTGACTCTTCATCATCACCAAAGCCAAAAAATTCTTTCGTGCCTTTCCATGCGTTTCCTAAAGCATCGCCGACCGTGCTTGTGATGTCGCTGATCCATGCAAATTTTTCGCCTATCCAATCAAAAAAGCCGCCAAACAGCTCGTTCCACCATGCTACGACGCTATCAAATATCGATGTGAAAAAATTTGCCGTAGCCTCCCAGTATGGTTTGATAGCTTCCCAAAAATCACTGAAAAAGGCTTTTACTTTGTCCCAGTTCATTATGATAGCCGCTGCGGCCGCAGCAAGTAGGGTAAGGATCAGTCCGATCGGATTAGATATGAGCGCTAGACTCATCGCTCTTACACCAAGCACTAAAATTTTAAGCGCCTTACTGACCCCGCTAAGAGTGAGAGCAAACGCCTTACAGACCATATTCCAAGCGGCTGTGAAAAAGGCTGCAGTCTTTGTGCTTGCCGCCACCCAAAGATAAGCAGCTTTTAGCCTAAGGGCAAGGAGAGCTTTCGTCTTGAATACACTTGCTAAAAATGAAAAAGCCGTTGCCATTATCTTTATTTGACTTATCACTATCCCCATGCTCCACCATAAAATTTTAAGCATAGGTGCAACGGTAACGAATGCCAGAAAGCCGCCTAAAAATCCAAAAACTATCTTTGAAGCGACCGGGAATTCTTTCATGAAATAGCTTATGCCACCCGCTACTTTGTTTAAAAACGCAGTGATGACGCCAAGAGAAGGTAAAAACGCTTCGCCTATGCTAGAGCCTATATTCCTCCATGCTTGAGCCAGCCTCTCTAGACTTGATTTGGTAGTGTTTAGCTTCGTTTGTAGCTCTTTTTGCATACTTCCGTTTGCCTCATCCGAAAAGGCTAGCTTCATATTTGCCTTAAAGGCATCCATGTTCGTGATGAGTCCTGCTATCTCATCACTGAAATTTCCACCCATGAGATCGTAAAGTAGCCCGGCTTGCATCTGCTTAGGAGCTTTGGCGATAGAGTCTAAAAATAAAGTGACCGCACCGGCTGCATCCTTGCCGATAGCTGTTTTTAGATAGGTGGCATCAAGCCCGATGGTGCTTAATGCCTCTTGAAATTTCTTTCCTTGATTCTCCACGTTTGCAAGCTTCGTATAAAGTGAATTTAGCGAGGTCCCCACGACTGAGGGAGCTTTGCCTGTGCTTAGCATGCTTGCAGCTATCGCACTTGCGGCCTTTTCATTAAGACCTAGTAGATTTGCATTGCCGGCAGTGAGGGATGTAGCTGTGAGAATATCGCTTGCGTTTGCGTTAGTTACTTTATTATCGAGCAGGTTCACAACATCGAAAAACTTTTTAAGATCGTCTATCTTGTCTATCTTAAAGCCTACTTTCATGTTATTGCTAGCTCTTGCCACATCATCAGCACTCATCTCAAACGCCACGGCACCAGTAGAAAGTAGTCTTGTGTATTTTACCAGCTCCTCACCGGCTAAATTTATTTTTCCGCCGCCTGATGCGATGTCGGCTAGATTTTCAAAGCTTTCGCCTAGTTCGTTTGATAAGCCCTTCATCTCTTGCTTTAGCTTTTGCAGGTTTTCCTCGCTGTCATCGACATATTTGCGCACGTTTGCAAAGGCTGCTTCATCGTCTATAGCAAATTTTACCGGTATGGCAAAGCTGGCAGCTGTGGCTAATCTGGTTTGTAAATTTGAAAATTCGCCAGAAATCTTGCCTAGATTGCTATCGATATGTGCCTTAAGACCCCCTATCTTTTCTATTTTTTTGTTTAGAGCAGTTACGTTTTTACCGGCATCTTTAAGACTAGTGCTAAGCTTTTCAAGCTTTTTGACGTCCCCGCTAAGAGCTGCAAAGCCTTTAGTAACTAGTCCTATGGTGATGCCAAAGCTTGTATTATCCATTTTATCCCTTGACTTTTATGTTTTGCATGGCTAAAATACCCGCATGAGAATAGATATGACAAACAAAAACGACAACATCGACTTCATACTAGGCGCAGGGTTCATACTAGCAGCCGTGCTATACGCCTTGTGCGATATAAACCCGATTTGCACCTTAGTCCTCGTCGTCATCGTTTCTGCTATATACGAAAACGTTTTTGATAGATCCGTCATCTGATACCGCTTTGTAAAGAGACTTTCAAAATTTCTTTTGAGATCTCTAAAAATTTACGATACTCATCCACATCTAACTCCATGATCTCGTTAAACGAAAAATGAAGCGTGTGTCCGATCATCGCCACACCATCAAAGGTGTGGGCTAGGCTAAAAAACTCGCTACCACTCCTAAAATAAGCGAGCAGTCTTTGGCTGGTAGCTCATCAAGTTCAGCCTCACTCATGCAAGTAAGGTTGCTTGCCAGTTTAAAGGTAAGCCCGGCTTCATCACCTCTAGTGCCACTCATCGCAAAGCGTAGATCCTTGCCTTTTGGATACCTTATCTTTACTTCTGTGCCATCGCTTAGCGTGACGACTTTATATTTTTCGTTGTTCTCCGTGATTTCGTTATTTGCGTCTTTTCTCATCTTTTATCCTTTTTATTTTTTATTTCTCGCACGAGTAAAACCCGTGCTGTGACCAAAGTTTGGCACTTTGGAAACGCACTAAAGACCAAGATCGCCAATGGCGATCTAAATTAATGTTTCTTACTCGCTTAAATTTGACCTGACTTTTGCTAGGTAATCCACTCCGCCAATAAGACAGATCATGTTTTCCACATCAAAGACTATCATCGGGATCTTATCGATATTTAGATCTAAAAAATGCACCGCAAGCTTCACATTTACTTCCATCTCCTTGCCGCTTTCAAAGCTGCCCGGATCTATCTCTATGATGTCTCCTGTGACCGCCATTGAAAATGGCATCGGCTCACGACCGGCTTGGAATATGGACGCCTTGAATAAAAACGGAATTCTGTTTTTCCAAGTGTTGAGCCCATAGCCTAAGAACATATTTTTATCTAGGATGTTTAGCTTAAACTCCATCTCGACAGCCTTTATTGAGCCACTTGCGAAATTCCCGCTGAGCGCTCCTTTCATCTCGACCATCTCTTGCTCGATCTTTGGTATCGTTAAAGACTTGACGACGCCTAGATAGCCTTGCCCGTTGATATAGACGTTTGCTTCTTGCACTACTTGAGGTATTTGTCTTTTGACCATATTTCACTCCTTATTTATTTAGATCATTTAGTAAATTTTCGCCGTATTTATCGACGTAAATGAAATCAAGCGTAAGCTGTTTGACGATAGGATTGTTTTGCATACGGACGTCAAGATAAAATTTGCCGGCTGTGATGTTTGCCAATGTATTTTTCTCGCTCCAGCTGATCTCATATCCGATGAGTACCTTTGCTCCGACAAGTGAGCGAAGCAACTCATCTACGCTTCTTTTGGCATGATAAAGCTGATCGGCTCTGCGATCGATAGCAAATAAAACGCCTTTTTGGCAAGCTTCGCTGATACGATCAAATATCCTAACGCGGGCAAGATCTTGCCAGATGGTATCTTGATCGCTTGTCTCACCGCCCCATGCACGAAAGCCGCTTTCTCTGATGATCGTTGAGATGTGAGCTCCGCGTAGCTCATCAGCCGTGCATGTTTCACCCAACTCGAAATCTACGTCTATCTGCGTGCCTGATACTCCTATCATCACGCGATTTGAATAGCTGTCGGCGTATCCAAACTCACTGCTACCATCAGTGTGAGCTATCATGCCCGCTAGCCTTGCGCTTTGGCCCTCGAATACATAAGCATTCGTCTCGTCATCCCAAACTTTGACATTTGGATATGAGGCGATGAGCCTGCGCGATCCAAAGTCCGCCATTTTTGTGATAGCACCTGCCGCATCATCTGCTTTTAGATCGATTATACCGGTTGCTTTTAGTCTCTCGCTCATCTTTTCGATCGCTCCTTTTATGGCGTCCTCGTGAGAATACTCGGGAGCAATGATGATGTTTGGACGATAGCCAAATTTTGATTTTGCATTTTTGAGTGCTTCGATAGCCGCTTTGCATTCTGTGATCTCGTCGTTCGTATCCGTATCATCATCTTTTGTGAATACCGAGAGAATGATTTGCGTTTGCACTGCTTGATCGCTGATGGCTTTCAGAGCTTTATAGATCGAGCCTTTTTTGAATGTTTGATTCGCCTTTTTCTTTGCCTCGTATTTTTGCTCTATCGCATCGATCGCTTTGTCCGTAGTCATGAAAAAGTGCATACCGTTTTCAAGTAGCTCTTCATACCCAGCTATCGCGATCGGAGTCGTAGTCTCGACCTGGATAGGACGTGCGGCTTCTGCCGAAATCGTTATGTTTACACCGTATTTTGCTGCCATGTTTTCTCCTTTTAAATTTAATATTTGACTCTTTTTATTGGATTTATCGCCCACACACTCTTAAGAACCGGCTTGTCGTCCGCCTCAAGATACTTGTTTGCGTTCATTTCATTCATACCTGCTACGTCCATAAGCTTCCAACCTAGATATATCCG